CTGTGATCCGGGGTGATGTGTAAAAGTTTGTGCTCGAGTACGGTAGCAGTATGTTGTCGATCGGGATCCACTCGCACGTCGGACGGCGCTGCTCCGTGTCGTAGCGCCACTTCAGGTACTGCGAGCCACCCAGCGGGATCTGTGTGAGCATCTGCTCCATCTCGTCCCGGAACTCTTCGACCTGCTCCGTGAGCTGCCAGTTCATAAACTGGACCTTGCGGTCGGCGGTGTCCACCTGCTTGCGGTCGGCCTCGCCCTTGATCTCGGACTTTACGATGCCCTCGGGTGGCAACAACTCACGGGAGCTGGAGGCTGCGAAGTCTACGCAGGCCTCGGCCATGACCGGGTGCACAACCTTCGAGGCCCCGTCGAACGTAGCGCCGCCTGGCGCGTCGTGTCCCAGACCTGTACGACGGATTCCCTCCTCGTACTGCTTGTCGCGCTCCTTACGCGCCTCTTGGTCGATCTTGATGAACTCTAGGTAGTCATTCGCCAGGTTCTCCAAGACGCTGTCGTCCATGTCCTCCGCGAGGTTCGCGTAGAAGTTTGGATCTTTGAGGGGGCCCTCGGTGGGCTTGTAGTTAACGACGACCGAGCCATCCTCCAGCTCGATCAGCTCCTCCTCGGCCTGTCCGGGGTCAAGGTCGAGCACGTCCTCGATGTGCTCGATCTCATCCTCCTGCATCAGCGCTATCTCCTCGTCCTCCCGGGACTTGAGGTCTAGCGCGCCGAGGGTGTTACCCTGCTGGATTGGCAGCTGCGGTTGCTGGGCCATTATTTATAACCTTCCATGACTGATCTGTAACCAGGGGTGGCCTGGTCCTCTGAGTATTCGTACTGCGGACGGTGTCTTGCCTCGCGCTCGTCCATCATGTCCTGCAGCATGCCGATGCCCATCGACGCAGCGCCAGGGATCATCCCTACGACGGGAGCCATCGACGCCGCATCTAGCGCGGTCATCGCGCCGGAGAGTGCCGCGCCGCGGTAGTCGCCCTTAGCCAGGCGCTTGCCGGTGTCGTGCGCGCTCATCGCGGTCATGCCGGCTCCGACGGGTGGCATCGCGCGCTCAAGGACCTTGGTTCCAAACTTAGCGGCCTTGCTGCTCCCGATCTTGTCCATCGCGCGACCCGCGCCCTTCTTTGCAGCCCTTAGGTAGTCCCTCATGCTAAGACGTGAGGGCTCACCGCCGCGGGTGATCATCTCAGCCTGCATCTCGTACGGGGAGAGCACCATGCCGCCAACGTCAAACTTCTGCGGGCGCAAGGTTGGTACCTCACCCTGCTGCATCATCAGCTCGTCCTTTAGGTACTGGGGGTATTCTTCGCGATCTTTTGTTAGCGCGTACTCTGGGATTCCCTCGTTGCGGGCGCGCTCCTTAAACTCTCTCATTCCCTTGGCGGTGTACGGCCTTTCGCTGATTATGCTCGCCCCTTTTTCGCCGTACTGGTGACGGAGCGGGTTGTACGCGGAGATGAGCATCTCGAGCTCTTCGTCGGATGGGTATCTCTTGTTCTTCTGGAAAAACTCTACCTTGATCTGGTCGATCATCGGGACCTTGCCGCTCGCCAACGCAGCGTTCTCCAAACCCGTCGCGGTTCTCGCGATCGCGTCGGACGCGGGGGTCACGGACTGCTCTGGGTACAGATCATCCAAGCGGCCGGCGCCCTGAGCGCTCTCGATGCTCTCGACGACGTTCGGGTCGTTGATGTCCATGGTTTTAGGGCGCTGCATGGTGCCACGAACACCACGCCCCAGCATAGCGCGAGACAAGAACTCGTCGGGCGCGGTCTCCGGGTTGAAGTTCTTGGTGATTCCAAACTCGTTGACAACGGGCGACGACGCTCTCATGTTCGGGTCTGTCGCCAGGGAGTGCGTGGCCCTCGCCTGTGTCTCTGGGTCGTGTTGTGGCTTCCAGCTACGCCGGCTCAATGAGCGGGCGTAGTCGTGCAGCGCACGAACATCCTCGGGCTTGGGTGGAGACCCCGTCTTCCTCGTGTAGTCCGATATGGCCTTCGAGATGCTCTTGTAGATGTCCGTACCAATGTCAACGGCTTTTTCTACCCTACCGAGGTTGGAGTACCCGGGTAGTATCCCCGACATCTCGAATAACATCTGACGTGGTGTTTTTATTGGGTTCATTATTGGTTATAGTCTCCCTAGTACCACTCATGCACAAAAATCATAAATTTGTGCCTACTGGGAGTACGGGTTCACGCGGGACCTCTTGTCGTCCGCGTAGCCGTAGTCCCTGGGTGGCAGGGGGTCGAGCTGCACCCACCCCGAATCTCGCAGCACCCGGAGCGCCTGGGATAGGCTGTCCACGTAGTCGTCGTGCCCTCCGGACTCTGGGAACGAGCACACCTGGCGCAGGAACCTGCTGGCCCACGCGGCGTACTCGCCGGGTTTCTCGGGGTCCTCGGGTATGTAGACCTTACCCTTCGCGATCAGGGGCGCGACGATGTTCAGGCGCTGCACCTTGTCGGCCTTTCCGGGGTTGTACGCGCGAACCGGGATGCCGGCGCCCTGTAGCTCTTGCACCAGGGATATGCCCGCGGACTTGTCCTCCATCAGGATCAGGTCTGCCTTCCTCCCCTTCGCGAACGTCTGGTCCGAGCCGTACACGACCTCCTTAAAATCGTTGATTACCTTCTTGCGGAGCTCTGGGTATGAGAGGTGCGTGTCCCAAGCGTCCAGCAACATCAAGCACGTGCCCGCGTCCGGTCTCTCGAACACACCCCATACCTCGCACGCGGTCGGGTCGTTGTGCGTCTTCTCGGACGTAGCAGGGTCGTAGCTCGCGATGACGTACTCCAGGGTCGGCGTCTCCTGCTTCGCGGGCCACATCCTGAACCACTTCCGCTTGACGATCCCCGCGTCCTCGGGGTTAAGGATCTCCCCGTAGATCTCCTGCTTTCCAAGGTCCGTGCCCTCGTAGGTCTCCAGCTGCTTGAAGAACGTGGAGGACAGGTTCACCTTGTTGTCGTAGGAGGAGGCGTTCACCACGTAGACCTCGCCCCCGATCTTGCCCTCGTTCAAGTCAACGATCAGCTCCTTGGGCTTGGGGGTGGTCGTCACGATCTGCTGAACCCGGGGTATCGCTGGGTCCTTCAGACGCATCGTGAACTGTACCTGGTCGTAGGCGTCGTCGATGTACTCGAACGCGCACAGCTCGTCGAACCACCCGCCGTGGAACTGCTTGCCCCGGTACCGCTCCGGCTCCGACCCGGGTATGCCCTGTATGATCGAGCCGTTGATCAGCGTGATCTCCAGCATCTGCTTGTTGTAGTCCTTGATCAGCGAGTCGGGTATGATGTGCAACAGCCCGGAGTCACCCTCGAAGCACGTCGCCCGGATGTCGTTCGACGTCGGCGCGGTCACCAACCAGCGCGTGTTCGGGTACTTCCACGCCCTGATCCCGATCCAGTGGCTCGCGGTGTGAGTTTTTCCAGATCCCCGGCCGGCGAGCATGAGAAACGTGTCGTAGTCACCATCCTCGGGCTCCCTTTGGTGTGGCAAAGCCTCGATCTCCCACCGGACCTGCCACAGCGCGGCGTCTAGCTGGTGCTTGGGCCAGTGTTTGTTGGTCTTTGCGAAGTTTGCAAGGATCTTCTCCTGTTCTTTGGTCAGCATACCGCTAAAAACCCCTCCTCGACCAAGAAAGGGCGCTCCGTTAGCACGTGTGCGCACTGTTTTGGCGTTATTTTGTTAACCTTTGACAAAAAACGATACAAATTGCTCGTCTTTTCCTTGTTTTTGTAAAATTCCAGGGTGAAGTAGCCCCTGGTCTCGTGCTTTGAGAGCTTTGAGCGGTACCCGAGCGACTCAACCAGCCCCTGCAGCCTCCTTATACGGCCCCAGGAGTGCTCGGTCACCTGGACAAGCTCTTTCTTTGCGCCGTAACCGTCCAAAAAACCCTCGAGCAGCTGCTCCCTCTGCTCCGGGGACGCGCTCATGTAGCTAAAGGGCACAGAGTCCGGGGCTCCCTCTCCATAAATCGAGAAGCTGGTGGCGAGCGGGGGCCTGAACTCCATCAGCGTGTCACCGTTCTTGTGGCGGCGGGTGACGATCGCGTAGCCGTGCTCCCTCGACCGGGCCCTCATCCGCTTGATGTCGTGCTTTTCACGCAGCCAGTGGCGCCCGGTTGGGCTGAGCGTCGCCAAGAAAACGCCGACAACGTAGGGCGGCGCGGGTAGG